CAACGACCAAGCATTTGTACTGTAGGTTTTTTCCAATCAAACATTATTTCTCTCCATATATTTTGATATAACCTTAACCAATTCTCTATGTGTATCATCAAACCAAGCAGAAACATGATAATCATATTCGTCTTTTTCTAATGGTTCAAACATTTTATTTGTATCTTCAAAACGCCCTTCCTTAATAGTATCCATCCAAATTATAAAGTCTGCATTGAATTGTTCTCTTGCTGCTTTGGTAGGACAAATAAAATCGGCAATTGCAATCTTACCTGCCTTAACAATACCATCTGCTAGGAATTTCATTCTCATTGCTTGACGCATACGACCTTCAGGACTAAAATCCCAATCATCATACTCTTTTCTTATTTCGTCTGCATTTAAATACACACCACCAATCAACTCTGAAAAAGGTTTACCTAAAGTTGTTTTACCTGCACCTGGCAATCCACATATTAATATTTTCATTTATTATTCTCATCAAAAATTGTAAATAAAATATCACGAGCCAATTCTTGTAATTCAGTATTTGTTTCTACTTCTAAATCTTCATCTGGTGATGATATAATATCAAAATTAAATTTCATCATCATATCATCTCCAGTTCCTTCAAAACCTACATTACCATACTTAATAACTGTTTCTGAAAATTCACCTGTTAGTATTCTAACACCCCAAGCATCTGCATCATCTTCAAGAGGTATTAATTCATAGTCCTTCGACTCTGTAACCATTCTCTATATATTCCTTTACATTAATCTTATGTTGCCATATTGTACCTTTTAAATCAGTCAACATTTCTTGTATTGGTTTTAAATCTGCAACATCATTATCAATTTCATAAGATTCACCTACCTTTAATGATACTGGATGTCCTGCAAATCTTGATAAATCTGCAACATTATGTCCAATACCTGTACCAATATCATAGGCTCCTGTCATTGGATGTCCAGGTTTTTGCATATCCTTCATTAGATGAGTTATTACATCAACAACATCACTTACATGTATAAAATCACGAACACGGTCAGTAACATATTCCAAGGTACCATTTTCAAGTTTTTTCATAAATGAATCTTCATAATCACCTTCGCCATATACTGTAGTAAATCTCAAACCTACTTGATTTGAACCAGCAGTTTCCTCATTTACTTTTTTGGTCATTGCATATGGTGAGGTCCACCATTTTTTTGAATGGAATGAAGATGCATATATAAGTGGTATAGAATGACCGGCACAAAGATGTTGTATTCTTGTAGTATTTTCTACATTATTTTTCCAGTATAATTCTGGTTTATCAAATGATTCAAAAACATCTATGGATGCTGCCAAATGAATAACAAATTGTGTTTTCCATTCACCAGCATTTGTTATAATAATGGTTTCGGCACGTTCACCAGTTTTTAAATCACAATCACGGACTTCATGGCCTTGTTCTAGTAGTTTTGTTTTAAGATGACTTCCAATAAAACCACTAGAACCAGTTATTAATACTCTCATATTTTAAATTTTTTAGTTAAAAATTGTTTAAATTCATCTGTTATAATTGGACTCCAAAACTCTTCGGTAAGTGTATCCTTTTCTCTAACCTTTGAATCACTTACTTCACCAGTTTCTCTATCAACCTTGGCGTACCAACCTGGTGATGGTTTTGTTACATAACCACCTTCCATTGCTACCTCAAGTAGGCCAGACCATTTTTGGACACCACCTTCCCAGGAAACACTAATAGGTATTTTTGATTTCTCTTTTACATATCTTGATTTTTCAACATTAATAATAAAGTGATAACCTTTTATTTCTGTTCCTTGTTTATCCTGTTGTCTGCCTAATATCCAAATGTTATCTGCTGAATAATAGATACCTGTACCACCAGATACAATTGCTTTAGGAAATAATCCAATTTCCTGATATGTATGATTCACTGCAATAAGAGGTATATCCTTCATATTTAAATAAGGTGTAACCATTCTGAATAAACCTTTTAATGCCTTTGCCCTTGACATATCTGCAACTGATTTTTCATTTATGGCATCTTCAAGCTCTTTTTTAGATGCAAGGTTACCAACTGAATCAATTACAACACATACCTTATCATTTCTATCCAATTGTTCCAATTGTGATATTATATCAAATTTTAATTCCTCTACATTTGTAACTGGTGTATGTAATACCCTGTCTGTATCAATACCAAATGTTTCAAAATATGATTGTGGTGAACCAAATTCTGAATCATAAAATAACAATATAGAATCCTCATATTTTTTTAAATATGCACTTGCCATAATTAATGCAAATGATGTTTTAAAATGTTTTGAAGGCCCTGCAAGAACTGTAAGGCCTGGTGCAAGACCACCATCAAGAGAACCTGATAGGGCCAAATTAATCATTGGTACTTCTGTTTGTACCATATCTTTTTCTGTAAAAAATTTTGAATCTGAAAGAATAGAAGTCTCTTTTATTTTAGAGTTCTTCTTCAATTTATCCATAATACTTCCGGAAGAGAATCCTGTCATTATATACTCCTTGTTAAAACCAAGTATTATTATATATTATTTTGTTTGAAATGTAAATATGTTTACAAATAAAAAAGGGGGCCGAAGCCCCCAGTTTTACACGATAAAGTATAAAACACTTATCGCTGCGATAGTCCAACTACCGGTATTTAGTTCTTCGGCTCTATTACTTAATAATTTAATTAATACATAAGCAATAAAACCTAATGCAATACCGTATGCAATACTAAATGTAAATGGCATAATAATTGCCGCTAGTACTGCAGGTGCATATTCTGTTACATCTTCCCAATTAATATCAACAATATTTCTCATAAAATATGTTGCAATAAAAATTAAGGCAGGTGCAGTTGCAAATGCTGGTACACTCTGTGCCAATGGGGCAAAGAATAAACACAATGAGAATAGGAATGCAACTGTGACTGCTGTTAAGCCAGTTTTACCACCTTCCTTAACTCCTGCTCCTGATTCAATATAAGATGTTGTATTTGAAGTACCTACAAGAGCACCTACTGAAGTTGCGACAGAGTCTGCAAGTAAAGCTCTTTCAATACCATCAACCTCTCCATCTGGATTAACTTTTCCTGTTAGATTTGCAACAGATGTTAATGTACCTGCTGTATCAAAAAAGTCAACAAATAAAAAGGCAAAGGCTGTTCCAATAAATCCACCTGTTAATAGAAGACTAAAGTCTAAACTAAAGGCATGAGTTGCCGGTGGGATTGCACCAACCACTCCTTGGAAATCAGCTATTCCAAATATCCATGCGATAATACTAACCGCTAATATGCCAATGATAATAGCACCTGGAACTTTTCTTTTGTCTAGGACTGACATGATAACAAATCCTAAACCGGTTAATAATACAGGCCAACTTGATATATCACCAAGTCCTACTAGTGTTGCTGGATTATCAACAACAATACCTGCATTTTTAAGTCCAATGATGGCAAGGAAAAGCCCAATACCAGCTCCGACACCTAATTTCATACTCCGAGGAATGGAATTAATTATCCATTTTCGGGCAGGTGTGACACTCAAACCTATGAATACCAAACCTGCTACCAATACAGCAGCAAGTGCTTGTTGATAAGTATAACCCATACCAAATACTACACCAAAGGTAAAGAATGCATTTAATCCCATACCCGGTGCCAGAGCTATAGGCCAGTTTGCCCATAATCCCATTATCAATGTACCTACTACAGCGGCAATTATCGTTGCTGTAAATACAGCACCAAATTCCATACCTGTGCCTTCTGTTGATAGAATGCCAGGGTTTACCACAGTAATGTAAGCCATTGTTAAAAATGTCGCCAAACCAGCCAGAAGTTCTGTTTTTACAGAAGTTTCTGCTTGGTCAAAGCGAAACAGTTTATTTAACATTAGATTATTACTCCTTTATTGTTATTACATATTTCTGTAAACATATTCGATGGCTCTATCGGCTTCAAGTTCCATTGAACGACTTTCATACCAACGGCCTGTATCAATATCAAATTGTTTACATAATTCAGCAATTTCCTTTGAGGTGATAGGATATTGCTTTGTTACGGCATTACCAGCAGTTGCGACCATAATCTGATACATTTTCCGGTACCAACCAGTACCAGTAATTGCCATATATTCATTGGCCAATTTTTTAGGCCAAAAGGGACAATCTTTGTAGTTTGTCCAATTAAAGTCAATATTGTCTGACTTGTTTTTTCGGTACTCTATGATTTGATTACGCCATTCCTCAGGTAATCTATCTAGGAAACTAGTACCTACACCTTTTTTTTCAGTGTATGGATATTTATTAATTAACGAATCTGGGTTAATTAATTGTTTACCTTTACTTGAAAAAATAAAATTATTTGCATTTTCATAATCACCAGGTATATAATACATTCGTGATTTATCCTTGGTTTGTTCATCACCAATTTCACCAATGGCCTGTTGTAACGCAAACCAAAAGGGCACAATTTCATCTGCCAATATATTACGTGATAGGGCAAACACTATTCTAAATTTAGGTTGCTCGGTAGTACTTGACGCAGTACTGTAGCAGATAAAACGCCATGTTGGAAACATATCGTGTATATATTCCTCAACACTGCCTTCAATATGTAAATCATCAACATCGACAGCACACCAACTACTCCAATGTAATACATTATCATTGCGTCTGGTACTATCCTCAACATAAGTTGCTGGTGAGATTAAATATGCATCTTCCTTACCTTTAAAAGGTTTTTGTGATAGTCCATATAATAATTGCTCAAGTTCATCAAATGATTTTAAATCAAGACGTCTGTGAGTTTTATTATCATACCTATTTTTAAATATAGTAAGATTAATCATAAGTGTATTATATAACAATTAGAGATTAAAGTAAATATGTTAAACAAAAAAATCATCAAGACTACTGACGGCCTCAGTTCGCCAACCAATTGCATCAAGGATTAAACGGAGTGGATCCACAAAAGCCTTTTCATATTGTGTATCATAATCAATATATTCATGCAGACCAAGTTCCCTTGGTAAATTATTAGGAAAGGCAATAACATTTTCCTTGATTCTGTTTGGTGTTTTTAAATAACAGAATTTTACCTTCTCACCATCTTTGATTGTTTCATATTTTTTAGTTAAATTATTTTCATTTACATGATGGTTATATAAAAGGGCACCTCGAACATGAATTGGAGTTGCCTTTGCATATATTGTTGTAGAGTCTTTCCATTTTGTAATATTTTGTGCACCGCGAGGAAATGATACCTGTTCTGGTGATAGTGATTTAAATTCCTGTTTAAAATTTGCAATAAATTTTTGAACATCTGATTCTGTTTGTGTCATAATTATTTTAAACACTTCCTTAAATTTATCACGCACAACCTCTGGCGTTGATGATTTTATAGCCTCAATACCCATGATTTTCAATTTAGGTTCTGCATATTGTACACCTTCTGAATTATGTACATTTAAAATATACCTTTTCTTTGCAGTCCATACACCTTTATCTGCAATCACTTCACGCGCCATTTCCATACGAGATGTGTAACCATTCGTTACAAAATAAAATTCGTCAAAGGCCTTTTTAAGTATTTTTTCAAAATATTCATTAGATATTTTATCAAGAAATTCAACAGGGTTTGTTGGTTTAAATTTTTCAACAACACCTGCCATATTAATATAAACGGAATCCGTGTCAATTGCAATAACATAATCAACATTATCCGTTTTTAATAATTTATTTAATTCAAGGTTAATTGCCTTTTCTGCCCATTGAATAACAGTTTGACCAGTAAGTGTTACTGATTCGGCAAGAGCATTATCAAAGTATTTAAAATATTTGTTTGCCATTGCACCATAAAGAGAATTAAGCAGAATTTTTACAGACATCTGATTATTTTCAAGTTGATTGATTTCAAACTCTAAATTAGTGTCCTTTGTTTTTTCATATTCGGATTGTAATTTTAACATTTCCTTTTTTATAACTGTTCGTTCTGCATAATAATCAACAATCAATTCTGGAATAATACCTTGTTTATCCTTACGATATGATATACCAGATGAACAAACTGAATATTTGTCACTCACTTGTTTTTCTCTATTATGGTCATTTAAATAATAATTTGTACCTTGTGGAAATCTGGCAGCTGCAATAGTTTCAGGCGAAATGTTTTGTTGAACAATAATATTAGGATATAGTGAATTCAAATCAAAGGATACAACCCAATCATGGAATCCTGTTTCAGGTGTTTTTACATGACCACCAGCAATTGATTTTGCATCATCAAGTACCAAATCAGGGTTACCAACAATACGATAAGGTATTTGTTCTACTTGTTCAACTGGTGATATCATACCTTTTTTCAATAGTCTGCGATATATGATTGATTCCCATATAACAGTTGTTCCCATTGTATCTTGTAAATTTACACCACCTTTATATGCCATTGTAAGGGCAAGAGATATTAATCCCATTTTTTTATCAATACGTTCAACCAATTGAACATCTTTAATATTATAATCAATAAATTTTTGATGGTCCTCTTTATATAATGTATGTAAATTACCATGTTCATCATATGATAATTTACGTTCACCAAGTACAACATAACCAATATGGTCCAATCTATATGATTCTTGAGTGCCATACGAATAACCAAATTTTCTGAATAATTCCAAATAGTCTGATTGTTGTACACCAACAATATCATATGTTTGTAATACCTTATTATCAAATGAACGAATCTTTATTGTTTTTTCATTTACCTGATTCCAAGGCGAAAGCCTTTTCATTAGTGATTCACTACTGATAACACATATTCTGTTTACAAGATATGGTATATCAAAGAAGCGTGAATTCCAACCAGTAATTACATCTGGGTAATCATTAACCCAATGATGTAGGAATTTGGCAATCAATTCTTTTTCTGATGCACAATGTTCATATTTAATAACATTACCATATAATTCAATCTCTGTTTTATCTGGATCATATTCACCTAAACCCCAAACATAATAAATGTTTGTTTTACTTGATTTGAGTGTAATGGATATAATAGGGTGTGCTGCATCTTTTGGTTCTGGGAATCCATCATCAGATGCGACCTCGATATCAAAATTAACAATGTTTATATCATCAATATTAAATTGAATATCATTTGGATATCTCTCTGCAACAAATTGATGAATGTAATTTGTTGTACCATATACATTTACATCCTTTACCTCTCGGTACATTTTTGCAAAATCATTTGCCTCACGCATTGTATCAAATGATTTAGGAAATAAATTTTGACCAAAGATTGATTTATAATTTGTTTCTTGTTTTGTTTCCAAATATAAGGTGGGTTCAAATCGCACTCGGAATTTTTCAGGCCTACCATTATTATAGCCTCGATATAAAAGTTCATTACCGAAACGATTGATTGATGTGTAAAATTTCATAATATAATTATACAATATTTTATGTTAAAAGTAAATAGGTGGAGTAAAAAATACTCCACCTTTTTTACCACTACTTCGAGTTACGATTAATAGCGACAAGGATATCTCCTACAGGTACGCCTTCAGCTCTTGCGAACTCTCTAGCAGCCTCTGCTTGTTTCTCGATATTTCTTTTCGCACCGAAGTGAATGCCAAAGAGTTTATCTGATACTTTGTTAAGAAAGTATTTTTCAGTTGGACTCATTGAGTAGTTTAGCATTGTTGTCATCTTTATTTTCCCCTTTAATAGATTGATTAATTGCTATTTTTCGGGGACGCTTTTCCTCGGGAAGTATTCGCTCCAGTCTAATTGAAAGCAGGCCATCCTCAAGGTCAGCTCCTGTGACTTCTACAAATTCGGATAATCTAAAAGATCTTTCGAATTTCCGTCCACTAATACCTTTGTGAACATAAAGTTCCTGATTCCTACGATGCTCGCGATTGCCTTTGATGGTTAATATTCCATCGTGCATCGTAATATCCAAATCAGCTTCTTTAAAACCCACAATTGCTAATTCGATGATATACTCATCGTCGTGTAGTTTCACCACATTGTGAGGTGGGTAATGGTCCTTCTGATGAGAAGAAGCCATTCTCTCTAAATCATTGAAGATGTGGTCGAAACCAACGAATGCACCCCTCGGGATGCTAAAAGTATTGCTTACCATAGTTTCCTCCTAATTAAAGCAAGGTTGTAGAATAGGACCCGACAACTCGGTGTCCATTATTATATATACATTATTATAATTCAAAATTTAATAAAAGTAAATATATTTTATATAAATAATATTACGTTCATCCAAATCGGACGGAAGTAGCATAACGCGAAGGAACGCACTTTAACTGTAAAAAGGGAGAGTGCTATGAAACACGCAATCAATCTCATACGCAAAAAGAAATCAACTCAACAAGCTCATCTTTTGATTATTAAAAGAAAATTAGGTTTTGCCTAATTTAGCTTGTTACCGATGTTGTATTTCGGACACAATTCCCAATCATCTTTATCTTTAAATGAGATAATTTTGATTTGTCTTAATGGTGCAAGGGGCTCTAATTTAACATTGTTATCAATTGTAATTAGGCCCCAATCACTCATAAGTTGAGCAATTGTGTTTCTTCTTGCAATATCAGACTCTTCTAGGTCTGATTTCTTACCATCAAGTAAAAATAGTTCTTTGAAATGTACAATAAAATATCTGCCTTGTTTGTGTAATATATGGCATGACTGATATAACTTCTTATCTTTTCTTGAAGCTACACCTATTCTTGTAAGCGTTTCACGAACTTTTAGGAAATCGTCTGGTTCATTCAATACCACCTCGAGCATTGAATTAGGTGTCCATTCTATTTGATTATAATCTTCCACCTTTGTATACCTTTTTATTTAATTCGTTAATCTGTTCTTTGGAAAATAAGCCGAGGACTTGTCTTGCTTTATCGTTGCTATATCCATAATACTCTTTTATAATTGCCAAATCATTTTCTGTTTCAGGTTTTAGCCATTTGCTAAAACGTTTTCGTTTTCTAATAATATTTATAAAAAATTGAAATTGTAAACGATTATCAATATGATGATTAACATTCATTTCATTTGCCATTAGTACTGTATCTTGAAAATAGGATAATCCACGGTTAATCATAAATGAATTATAAGCCTTTTCAGCAATATCATCAACCATAATATCTTTTTTGGTGTCATTAATTGCATTTAAATATTCAAAAGGATTCATTAAAACCACCCTAATTTTGTACCATTGTGTATTATAATAAAGAAACATGCAATCATATGTGTTAATACCCATACTGTTCTTATCATCGCAGCAATATCGCTTTCTTTATCTGTACCTATTTTACTACCAATTGTTTTGGCCCATATTCTCCAGAGTTTATGCATTTTGTATTCTTTCTCTTAACTCTGATGAACTAAAATCATGGCTTCTTCTGTTGTAGTATATAACCATATTGCCGTCATCACCAAAT